TTAGGATCGGCCATTTCCGGCGAACCCATTAAGGTGATTTCACCAAAGCCGTTGAGTGGCGTTTCTTTTTTAGTCACGGCCAAGGAGGGAACCGGGATCCCCCCCATTTTTTGAACGTGCAGTAAATTCTTCTCGCTCAAGTTGTGAGTGACCATTAGGTCACGGGCGCTTTGATGCAAGATGTTCGCGTCGTTCGGATCAAAATTACCGTTGTTGCCGGTGGCGGATTTGATTTGCGTGGGATCAAAGGCGACAATCTCTTTGGATGCCTGGGATTTTCCAACCATTGATTCTGGGTATTCCAGGATCACCCCATCATGCCCTTGGGCTTTTAGTTCGTTAGTCCATTGCTCTGACGCGGCTTGCCCCGCGACTTTTCCTTGATTGTGCGAAATAGTTTGCAACCGGCGTTTATCTTCGATTGTCGCGTAATAAGGATTTTGCAAGGCGACAAACAGCGGCATAACGTGAGGTTCACCTAATCCCGCTTTCAAATTGCTATACGAACTAGCGATGTCGGAGGACGTTGTGGCGTAAACCCCTTTACCCAACCACCCACTATCGTGGCGGTTCGCGTGGTCTAAGTTAAAAGCCTCTACGTCGTCGCTTGTACCGTGATAAACCACCATCGGTTTACCCTCACCATCAACCACCTTGGAATCCCCGAACCATTTCCAGAAATTACGGATTCCTTCTTCGCTCCAATGAATAGGTTGGCCGTTGCTGTTAGTCGTTGGGCGTTCTACCCCGTCAACGTCTATCGTTGCTTGACCTTCGGCTAGTGGGGTTCGGTGTTCAATAGAGCTACCAAACGGGCTTTGATACAGCGCCTTGCTTTCGTCGAAGGTGGTTAGATCCAAGATCTCAGACGTGCCGTATTTATCAACAGTCACAACGCCGTCGTACCCGTCAGCAATAAGCGCCTGGCTCAAGCGTTTACCGGTTTTCTTGTAATGGGCTGCTAAGTCTTTTTTCCAAGTTTCGGCATTTAGCACCAACGGATTGTTAAAGGTTAGCTGGCCTGATTCCCTGCCGTTGGTGGTGTCAACTTTTGTCGCATCCGGCACCTGGACGACGTAACGTCCCGAAGGCTCTAAGTCGCGTTGGAATTGATCGCCTTTCTTTGGCTTGCCAAACAGCGCCGTTGCGCTTTCGGTGTTATGCGAAAAATCAAACGAGACAGGCTGGCCTGTTTTAAAGCCTTCGGTTTCTGCCAGTTTAGTCAGATCAAACGGTTTGGCTTGGTCGTAGCCTTGCTGGATTTCAGACGCAAATTTCAAAGCGTATTGGTTGTGCAGCTCTTCCGGCGTCATCCCCATTCGAGAAGCGTTGACTGCAAAATAATCACCCAGCATCGTTGCATAGGCTTTGTTGACGTCCGACGTGTGGTGTCCAAGTGCGTTAAGCTCGGAATGGAACTTTTCTTTTAAACTGTCAGTTGATCGCTTGAAAGTTTCGTCTTGCTGCGCGTTGCCTAATGCTCTTTGGATCTCTTGTTGCAACTCTTCTTGGTGGTTCCCCATGAAGTCGGCAGCTTCGGCGCGACTGAATTCTTCGGGGCTAGTCTTAAGGTGATCGAATAAGGCTTGCGCGTATTCAGTCGGTGCGATCTTAGCGGCGTACTCTCCGGCAGGGATTGCGATTTGTCCGCCTGTTTCCAAGGCAGTTTTAAATTGTTCAGCGACCGAAGGTGAAACGGCCGCCACTTGATCTGCAACCCCGGATTGCATCAACGCGCTTGCGTCAATAAACACCTGATTAACTGGGCCGTTTTCAGCCGCTTGGTTGACAAAGTTCTCAAAGGTTTCAGGATCCCGCTTTAACACCTTGCTGGCGCTGGCTAAGTTGTTCACGGTTTCAATAAACTTGGCGTTGTCTTCGGTGCGTTGTGCTTTGGCATAAGCATCGCGATAGTTGCCAGGCACCTCGATCAAGCCTGTTGGCAGTTCCGCCAAGGCTTCAAGCAAAATGTCACCTGGTTTGTATTCTCCGGTGACTGCTTGCGCGGTAGCTTCGCCCGCTGCGCCGCCGCCCGCTTGAACGGCAGTTTCACCTAGAACTCGGCCGCCAACACTTGCGACGGTGGGTTTTGCGCCAGCCAATAACTTACCCGCAAGCCCCGCCGTGAGCGCATCAAAAAGCGCGACCGGCACGCCTCGCTTTAAGGCTTTATCTTTTGCCGCTGCCAACACGTCGGGGTTGGTCATGGCGTTGTGGATCGCCAAAGGATCCGACGGGTTGCCGCCTTTCTCTGCGATCACATCTTGCAAGGTGCTGGCGTATTCTGTCGCAAAACTTCCCAACCCCGCGCCCGCTGCCGTACCGTAAGGGCCAAACACTGATCCAGCGGCAGTCATCGCCAACGCGGGCGCGCTGGTTCCAAGTGACTGCAAGGTGGTTTCTAAAACTGCGCGCTTGTTATTCCATGCGGCGTCAAGCGCAGATCCAAAATCGGTTGCGTTGCTGATTGCCGACATCCCGCTTTGCACGTCGTCAGGGATTGGATAGCGATCTACTTCACGCTGCATTTGGGCTTGATTGACCGAGAACTCGGTCAACGGGTCGTATTCCATCCCGTTGGCGCGCATCACCTCGGCACGTTGGCGGTCTAAACCATTGAATACGCCGATTGATCTGAGCATCATCGACCACCCGCGTTTGCCTTGGGCATATCCCCTTTGCACGGGTTCGGTGATGCTTTGTAAAAAGGTTCGTTCAACGGCTTGCAAACTTGGCACATCGTCGTGCGCGATTTTTGCTTTGTCCATGTCGGACAGCAGCGAAGCGGTTGCAGGGTTGGTCTTGGCAAGCGTATCAAAATTGATTTCGCCAACGGCGGCCTGTTTCTGGATCTCTTTAGGCATTGCCAATGCAACGTCCGCAGGAACCCCCACGCGGCGCGCAACGCGTTGTGCTTCGGCAAATGCGTCAGGATTGGTTTCCACCGCCCCCAGATAGGTGGAGCGTGCAGTCTGCGCGGTGCTGGTTTGATTGTCTGGTTGAAGGACGGACGTTACCGCATCATCAAATTCATTGCTCATCGTTTTGAAACCTTGGTCAGCCAATAGGCGTTCATAATTTGGGCATCGGTTGGAGAGTCCACACCCTGTTTTTTAAATGCTGCTTTGATCGAATTCTTTTCGTCAGACGGTACATCGCCCACCTTCATGGTCAGCATCGGCCCTTTGGAATCGCTAAAAAATCCCTTGAAGGTTTCGTTCTTAGCAAACAGCGCATTGATATGTGACGACACTTCGGAATCGGTGAATTTCTTACCGGCTTCGCGTTGCGCGGCGACAAAGTAATCGTTGACGAATTTACGGATCGCGCCCACGCGCGCGTTGTCAGAATCCCCTTTAGGCGAAGGATCGATCTTTAGTTGCCAAAGGTTGGTATCTAAGTTCTGCTTGATCGCCGCGCTGTTCAAATCGCCTGGGCCGTTGGCACCGGCCAGGTTGCCATTGCGTTTGGCGCGCTCGTCTGCAAAGTGTTTGAAATCCGAGTCCGATAGTTCGCGTCTGTATTTGAAAAAAGCCACGTCAGACATTGCTTCACCCGTCAGCGGATCTTTCATTGGATCGTTGGCCAGCTTGGAGTAAAGCCAAGGGCTGGTGGTGTCATCGCCCTTAGAGATCTTTTGAGCAAAGTTAATGACCGAATCGATCTCTTTTGGTGGTACGGCAGCGCGTACGTTTTGCGGCAAGTCGCTAAAGCGGCCGCCGTTCTGCAACACGCCGCGCATAGCAGTTGCCACCGCGTCATCGTCGCGTTGTTTGATCGCTTGGGTTTGCTCTTCAAACCGCGCTTTGGCATCCGCGCGCGCGATCTTGTAGCGTTCTGGATGATTGGCGATCCTTGGATCGCTTCGCAGTGCGTCGTCAATTTCAGCGAAAGTTGGGCGCGGTGGTTTGCCGTCGCCCGCATCAAAAGCGCCCATGTTCTTGGTTACATAGTTTTGGGTTTCCTTGGGCAAGTAGGACAACCAGTTGCCGCCTTCTTTATCGGCTTTCTTGGTGGCTTCTTTCAAAGCCCCAGGCCCCGCGTTGTACGCGGCGTAGGCTTTGGATAAGTCGCCACCGTTGTCTTGCAACTGCTTCTGGAAATACGCCAACCCCAACGCTTTGTTGTAGTTCACATCGTTTTTATATTTGGCCTCATCCCAGTCAAGCCCGGCCAGCTTCGCCGCTTCGGGTGCGGTGTCTGGCATCACCTGTGCGATACCGATTGCTCCTTTGGCGCTGGTCAACGGCTGTCCGTTGGTCGCAAATTGTCGGCCGTTGGACTCGGTGTTGATAGCAATGTTAAACGCGCGCTCACTGTCACTGGTTTGGATTCGGGGTTGCATCTTGCTAATGACTTCGGCCGAAGCGGTCATACCAACGTGGTTGTCCACCTCTTTAGTGATATGTCCTTTCACAAACAGGATGTCGTCCGCGTTCATTTGCGAGGCGTAGCGTTTTAAGTAGGCTTCGGCATACAACGGATCGTTGTTTTCTAATGCGGTCATCAAGCCAAGTTTGTGCGCGGAGCTGGTGAGCGCCTTGGATTGGGCTTCTTGCCAGGTGGCCGATTTGCCTTGCAGTTTGGCTTGGCGATAGGTTTCCGCCTGGATTCGTGTCACCGCGTCGTTGATTACCGCTGGATTGTTCCAGTTCAAGGCGATGTCATCCATCGCGCCTTTTTGCGCGCCTTCGGCAACTGACAATCCGTAGGTGGTGGATTCTTGGATAAAGTGCCGATCAACGTCGGTTTTGAACCCGGTTAAAAACCCATTGGAAAAGTGAGCGAAAGCGGCGCGCTGGGCATCGTTGCCAAGCGATTGGCTAATTTGCGATAAGCTTTCTTGCAGCTTGCCACCGTATTCGTCGGTAAGCGATTGGCCGTCTGGACGATCGAGCGCGTCCTTGCCCTTCAAGTTGATATAGCCGCTGTCTTTATCAAATTGCAATTTGCGCGCAACTTCCCGCGCTTGGTTCGAGGCATCATCAAGGCGCAGTTGGTTGGCTTCAACGGCCATGTCCATCGCCACCCGGTTTAGGCCATCGCCTAAGTTGCTTAAGCCTTGGCCGATCATCTTGCCGGTGCGCCCAGCATCAACGTTGGTTTGCGGCGCGTCTACATAGGATTGCGGTAGGGTGTTAGACGTTGCCTGGAAGTTTTCATAGGTAGGGACTCTTGGCATTAGTTCATGCCCCCTACTGCAAACGGGGTGTTCTTAAGCGCACCGATCGCGTTCATTTGATACCAAGAGGATGCAACCTTACCGGCACCTCCCAACAATGTCCCTGTGGCATCCATCCAAGGGCTGATTGCACTGGCATTGTTGCGCGCGGTTAAGGCTTGATTGGTAAAGTTGGTGCCTTGCATCCGGTATCCCCAGGCATTTCGCACTGAGTTGGCCAAAATGGTGTTGGCATCAACCTCTTTCATAATGTCGGTAGAGGCTTGGATCTCGGCCGCGCTACCTTCACCCAGATCAACGCCGTTGGCCGCCAACGCGACGCGTTGCGAACTCTTGAGCTGTCCAGCTTTGAAGGTGAGTTTCCCAACCTCTTGTTGGCCCTGCATGAGCGCCGATTGCGCGCCTAGTTCAGCAATACGCGCGTTGGTGTCGGCGGTAATCGCTTGGGCTTGAAGATTGTATTTGTTGGTCTTTGCGCTAAAAAAGCCGCCGATCGCAGATGAGAAAAGGCCACCTACGCTTGAGATTAGCGACGCTGCGCCAAGGCCACCCAGTCCGCCACCATTTAACCCGCTAAAGGACGGCGCCCCGATTCCTTGAACTGTCATGTCTAAAACTCCGAAGGATATTGGCTTAAACCATAACCCTTCGGGTTCATCCTAAGTGCATCAAGCCCCTAGTGCTACTTCAAACGTCATACTGGCCAAGGTCAGCGGCAAGGGATCGGATTGTCTGATAAATACCTGGCCGCTGGCCGCCCACGTTGGGGTGAGTACCACTTGGATCTCATCGCTTTTAAGCGCGGGTGGTGTGCCATAGGCTTCGGTAGTCCGCTGTTTCGCTTCGACCAGATTGTCAGCATCAGCCCCGACAAAAATCCCCGACGATCTAAACACGCGCAGCCATACTTTGTTGACGTTCTTAAATCGCCCTTGTCCGTAGCTGTTATCGATTGCCGCCGCCAGCGGTAAGGTTTGCGCGTCGGCCGTGATTGGTAAACCAATTTGCACCTTGCTGGCCGCCTGGTCGAGTGTGATCGCGCCGCCACTGACCACGCGCTGCGGGTGTACCGCGCCATCGGCTAGGATGTTCACGGTTTTACCTTCGATATGCGACAGGCCGCTGATGGTCGTTGCCGCTGTGCCGGAATAGGTCAAGCCGCAATCGACAAAGAACGCATCGGCCGGATCGACAAACGCACGGCTGCCCATACGTTCCACATAGCGTTTGGTTACGCCGCCAATGGTGCGGTTGACCACACAATACAAGCGATCGTCGGCGCCTTCGGCCACGACCGCGCACGACTCAAACGTGCCGTCGGTATCGTGCCAATGCCATGCACCGATTTGCTGTTCTGGTACATAGGTTAGGCCCAGCAATTTACCCGACGATGAGATAAACCACACCACCGGTTGCGGTGCTTTGGCGTAGGTCATGTCGGTGACTTCGTAAGAATCGAACAGGTGCGCCGATCGCAACGACAAATCGCCACTGATAAAGCCGTTCGCTTGCCAGTTGTAAGCACATTCGCGGATATGCCCGCCGCGCGCTGCCCCATAAAGCAGCGTGTTGTTGATAATCACCGGCTGCACGTTGCTTGCGCCCACATACGATTGCGGCCGCACCGAGATCGTGGTTGGTGTAATCGCGTCAGAGTTCAGCGACGATACCCGCCACTCGGCCGCACCCGTCAAAAGTAACAATTGCGTCAACGGGACGATATGTCGAATGGTATTGGCTTCGCGCGCCGCCACACGGAACGAGATTCGGTCATCATCGCGGATCGGTAAGCTGTAACTCATCACCGATTCGGTGCCGGATTTGGTCATCCAGATGTTTTGCGGTTTGTTGTTGGTACCGGCAAACGCGCGTCGTTGTTCAAAGTAGGACACCGCGCCAGGATAATCGCCCGATGCGGCGAACACGTTGTCGTAGATCGGTGGGGTTTTGCCCATGTCCGGCGCGATGTTGTCATCTTTAAGCGACGTGGTGGTGGTTTGTCCGATGTATCCGTACAAGCCGCCTTGTTGCTTATAGACGTTGTAGCGTGCCGCCCCGGAAACCGCTGACCATGCAATCGTGTTGTAACACCCGGTGGTAAAAAGGTTGTTGGTACAGGTTGCCGCCGCCGATTGGGAGGACTCCGACACCTCATCTGACGCAATTGCAGTGATCACATACGAGTAGTCCATCGTGGTTGTTGGGGATCCCACGGTCGTGGCGGTGGCCGTTGGGGAAGCTGGCGCAGCAATCGGCGCAGCAAACGAGATTGTGGTCAACGTCCAGTTGGTTGCACTCAAACGTTTGAGTTCGCGCGGTGCGTAGTTCGGGTGAACGATGGTCAATACGTCGGCCGACTGTACATAGTGCAGATCGAACAGATCCGCTTCGGCGTAAGGACTTGCGATCTCATACGGTACGCCGCCACTCATCAAGGTAGCGCCTTGCGTGTGAAACCGGAAATACCCCGCGCCCACTTCGAGGATCATGGTTTGTGTCGTCGAGTAGGTGAACGGGATCAAGCGCACCTTCTTGGTGGAATCCTTCACCTCGCGCACGAAGGCAAAGCCTGGTCGGTTTTCAATAGGGCCTTGGGGTTTGGCAACAAAGTTACGACACGTTGCCAAACCCGCTTGATACTTGTTGTCATCAATCCGGCCAAACATTTCTGGGCTGATCTCGCCCCCGGCAAACGAGCGTTGTAGTGTTCTGATGTTTGCCATAGTTATCTGCCTTGGATCCAGCCGACTTTTTGCGCTATGTCAACACGGCGTTGGCTTGCGTCAGATTCCATCGCTTGCGATAGGAAGTTTTGCACCATTGCCAAGCAGCGTTTGGCCTCGGCCGCGCCCGCGTCGCCCTTAATCAAAGGGCCTGCCAACATCGATGCAAGGTACCAACTCAATGTCGTGATAAAGAGCGGCGAGAAGTTGCCGGTGTCGGACACCAGCGCGGCGTAACGCAGCACGGCATCCTCCTGATCGGTCAAAATGACCGGCGTGCCGTCGTTGTTGATCTCGCATGAAAACGGTTGTGGTACATACGATCCACCCGCTGATACCACGGGAACATTCACCAAGGCTTGACTGTAATCGTCAGTAGCGGATGGCGGCAGTACCGCAATGACGCTGACCGCATCGGACGGCTGCGCGTAGGCATAATCCCACTCCGGCCAGCCATTCGAGAGTAGAGCAAGTTGCACGCGCTTGGTCGCAAAGCCCCATGCGTACATCTCCAATAATCCGTCGCGTGCAATTGGATAAAAGCGCGCGCAGTGTTCGGCTTGGGCTGATCCTTCGGGGGGATCTAAACTAGCCACGGTGGCCGTGTCGCCCAGGTGTGCCAGGGCAAGATTGCAAATATCAACTTCGGTTGCCATAAATTCATTACCCCTTATGTGAAAACAGGGGCCTTAGCCCCTGTCTTTTATTGCATTGACCGTGAGGTCTTACACCAAGCTGTCAGCAGTTTGTGAGGCCGCTTTGCCTTTGGTGGCTTTTGGTTCTTCGATCAACTCCAGGTTGCTTGCGACTTCACCGTCATATTCGACGGTTGCGCCTTCTTCAACCAACGCGTTGTTGATGAATGATTTTTCCAAGACTCTATATTGCGCCATGTTCTACCCCTTAAAGAACGGTGAAACCGGATGGATAGAACGCGCCGCCGCCTTGAGCGCCGATACCAAAGTCTGCAACAAATGCGCCAGCGGACGAGGTTCCCACGATCACATAGCGAATGCCCAAATATCTCTGGCCTTTGCTGTTCAATACGCCAGACAATTTGATCGCTTGTCGCGCACCTGCCGACCATTTAGCGATAGCCAATGCTCCGGTGGTTGCCAACACGGTGACGTTGGTTGTTAAACCCGCGTCGTCAGCGGTGATTGCTTGCACCTCGACCGAAGTTGCACCTGCTTGTGCAACGGTAGCCTGGATGCGCGCGAATACGTCCAAACCTTCACCAATATCTCTATTTTGCGAGAGGTCAATGGTGTTGGTTGACAAGACGTTGCCGGTGCCGGTTACTGTTTGGCCGGTGATAACGTTAGCCGCAGACACCGAACCAGAAACAAGTAAATTATTATCTACAATCATTTTGGCTCTCCTATTAAACGACGCGCGCTTCGGTGTTCAAAATCTGATCCACACGACGCAACGGGACACCTTCGAACTGTGTCCATGATTGTGGTGTGCCGAATTGGTTCAAACCTTGTTGAACATCAATCGCGTTTTGCGATTTGTTCAAGGCTTGAATACGCAACATTGAGTACACAGTACGGTTCATATAGAACACAGCGCGGCCCATTCCGAAGTTAGGGATACGATCCAATGCGCGGCTCATCAATTTAACCAAGTCAGCAGCCGAAGATTCAGCCACCAAGTTGGCGGTGTTGATGTTTGCGATACGCACCACATAGCGCCAGTCTTTTACGACCAAGCCATTTTTCCATTGGTAATGGGTTTGGTACGCTTGGAACGGGTTGTTGTTGCCGTCGTACACGGTCAAGATGCCTTGATCTTCGTGGATCAAACCAGCTTTCGAGCCTTTAGGGAATGTACAGAAAACCGTGTTTTCACCCCACACAACTAAATAGATCGAAGTGTTGTTTGATGCTGTACCGCCAGCGTCGATGATGTTGGCCGCGTTACCCGCGCCTGAGATCGCACCATACCGTGCAGCCAAGCCCAAGTATTGACGAGGATCTGTTGAAGGATTGCCATAAAGCATGGTTGACGCTTGTGCTTGGTTCATTGCTTCCAAGAACGCAGTGTCTTCGCTCAAACGGAACGCAGCGGTATTGCCGTTCAATTCTGCCAAGTCTTTATCCACCCGCGCGTAGGCTTCAAGCATACCCACCGCCTCATCCACTTGGACGGTAGTTGATTTGCTGGTTGGGATACCTTGGTTGATCGAACGCCAGTAAGCGGTTGGCAAACCGGTACGGATCACAACACGGTGGCCAGTTGGCAAGTTGCCTTCTGAGAATACCGCGTCTTCCAAAATTTCGTTTGACTGTGATAACAGCTCGGCCACGATTGGCACCTTGCCGTCTGGATCAAGACGCTTTGCCCAATCTGCAAGGGTCAACGCGCCGGATGATAGAGTCGCCATTGTTTAGCTCCTATGATTTTTGGTTTGAATACAGTTTGTCTGCAAGGTTTCCGCTAGGTGTCGCAGGGCGACCACCAACAAATTTGTCCTCACTAATTGCTTTTCCTGCGCGAACCATAAACCGGATAACTTCCGGGTTATTGCCCAAGCCGGACTCGTTTAACAGGGCTTTTAGCTCTGGCGTGCCGAAGGCATCAAGTGCCTTTTTTGCGGTGCCTAAAGAATCGTTGAGCTTATCGCCACCGAATTCTTTATCGGACTTGGAAGCGGTTTCCCACTCGGTCTTGACCGCTTCGATGCGCTCTAATTGGCGGGCCTGAATAACAGGGGCCACCTTATCGAGCAGCTTTTGGGCATCGTCATTGGACAGGTTCAACTCCTTAGCGACTTCCGAATAAGCCTCAATGACCGCGTTATCAAACGCTTCACCTTCGGGGGCTTTGAATTCGTACTGTTCAGGTGCGCCTTGTTTTTCTTCGGCTTTGCCTTCGTCGCCTTCGGTGGTTTTCTCACCTTCGGTCGTTGTTGTGTCCGCATCTTGCGCCTGTGTTTGCTGGCCTTCGGTCGATGCCGTGGTGGTATCGGTTGCGGTGTCAGCAGTCGTTTGTCCGTCGGCGGTGTTTGTAGTTTGGCCGTCAGTCACTAGCGTTTCAGTCGTCATTCTTTTTGTTCCTTAAGCATTTCGCTGTAGCGATCCAGGCAGTGTTCAGTCAATTGGGCCAACAATCTCAACCCTTCATTGCGCGTGCCTTCGTTAAAGGCCATCGACAATGCGTTGGTGTTGAAAGAGAGCCGCCAAACCCCTGCGCGTTCGAGCAAGCGGTGAACGAATCGACGCCCCCGCTTGTTACTCATTAGCCACTTGAGATCCGCTATTTCCATTTCACCTTCAAATTTCGCGCGTTCTGCGAGTGCGTGCTGCGCGTCTTCTACTGCAAAAGGGTCTATCTGATCTCGTTGTGTCATGGTTTCAATCTAATCTGCATTGTGTGCGGTAAGTGCATCAGTCGGCGTAAAGCATCGACGCTTTATCAGCGTTGCCTTCCACTGCGCCCAGCTCCATGTCCGTCACTTGTAAGGTCATGTGGTTTTCTGGGCCTTCACCATCGTTCTCGATCATGGTGCGAACCACGGTACATTTAGCGCGGATCATCACCGTTTGGCCTGGTTCCGGTAGCGTGGTGATTCCCAAGGCGTTGCATTGATCCTCATCCAAACTAAGGCAAAGCCCGTAACCGTAGTCTTCGGTCAATCCCGCTTCCATCGGCTCGTTGTCGGGTTCTTTTTTCATGCTGACTAAAGCCATGTTAGTTCACCACGAGGAAATCAAATTTGGTAATGGCGGTGGCGGCCGCGTTGCCTGTCACGGTAAAAGATCCAGCGGCGGCAGTAACGCGAATGGAAGTCAACGTCGCGTCTGTTCCTCCAAGCGACACCAAGATTGTTGATGTTGCGGTGACTAGTGAATTGGTGATTACCACCGATGATCCCGTTGCGGCAAACGCTGCCCTACCACGGGGCGAGTTGTTAGTCGCGTTTCCCGGTGTTGCCGATGAATCGGTGTAGGTCGCGGCAAAGTTTGACGTTTTTACCGCGGCTGGGGTGGTCTGCCCAATAGTTGCGCCGTTTACCGTGCCACCGGTAACAGCAACCGATGCGGGGTTGTAAACCGTAGTCTGCCCTACTGGCAGCAGATATTCTTTACCATCAGCCCCCATCATCCCTACCAACGCTCCCGTTGTGTTGCTATGAAGGGCTTCTGTTCCTTGCTTTAAGTATGTGGTCATTTTGATCCCCTAGTAGCACGCATAAATAGTATTGGCGGCCATCGTCGTACCTGTCGCCAACACCTTCTTGGCCATGATGTACTGCACGCCAAACCAGTTGGCGCTGATTGCCAACGTGACAGTGGTGTCGCCCGGTGTAATAAACCTGAGGTTGCCAGTGCCGTTAAAAATTAACGCGCGGCAAACCCCGTTTGGCAAGTCGGAGGCATCACTCGGTGTTACCACCTGGATGTCCCTGATCGGGGTGTACCAGTTGAGGTCTTGAATAAACGGGGGGGGTGTCGATTGCATGGCTTTACCTCCTTACAAGTCGCACGCTAAGTACAGTGCGTTGATGCCTGTCGCAGTAGTGCTGGTTGTCAAGATTCTTGATGCGTTGATCCGCACAGTTTGTCCAGCGGATAACCCAGTCAACACCGCTGTGCCTCCGCCCGCCAAGTTGACGTTGACATTTCCCGCACTCGTGACGTTAATCGCAAAACAAGGGCCGTTAGGTAAGTCT